TAGATAGATTACAGCAAAATATTTCATATTCTTTAATTAATGAAATTCCTGCTGCTACACTTCCTTGACCTTTGATACTTGGTTTAGCTAATATTCCTGCGCTTCTTAGTTCTGCAATACTTTTAGGTTCAGCAGAATCGCAGTATATTATATTTTCGTCATATTTATTTTCTTTTAAAAAATTTGCAATATCTTGATTTGTCATTCCAGTTTGATAACATATTTCTTTTATATATATTTTATCATTTTGTTTTCTTAATTCTACAATAGCAGTTGGGTCATTAGTATATCCAAAATCACAACCTAAAAATATTTCGTCATTATCTGGAAACTCTTTATAGTCTATCCAATTCCAATTTTTAAAAACCATTCCTTCGGCAAATGTTGCTCTTTCTCCTTTTCCATAAACATTCCAATATTGTTCATCTTTATCTTTTAATCTTTCTATTTCATTAACTATTTGTTTTTCTAAAAACGCATTGTCTTTATATGTGCTTATAAAAGTTTCAGAATCCTCTCTATCCATAAGCTCATCATATATCCAATGTATTGGGTCTGACGGATTGAAATCAATAATAGTCTGTTCGCTAGTTCTCATAATAAGTTGTCTGAAATCTTCATAGCTCAATTCGTTTCCTTCGTTAATGAATAATATATCTCGTTTTCTTCCACGAATTTTCTGCGGTTCATCAACGCTTATAAATTCAACTTTATGGTTTTTATAATAATAAATTAATTCAGATTTATTTAAATAACCGTTATATAATATTCCAACCTTTTCTAAGATATGCATAAAATCTCTAAACACAGACGATTTAACTGCTGGTAGTGTTTTTCTTGCTATTGTAATAATTTTTGGTTTTTTTTCATATAACAATAAATGAATTAAATACTGACATATAGCAAACGTCTTTCCACTTCTTGTACCTCCTTGAAATATTTTTATTTTTTTTTTTGAATTTAAACATTCATAGAATTGCTTGTTGCATTCTATGATTTTTTTTCTGCTGGTTTCCATTGAACTATTTCTGTTTTTACATCGCCAGTATGCTCAATCTCTTGTCTTTCAACATAACCCCTGTCCTTCGCCTTAGTTTTTAAATAAAAAATTGTTGCAGTTGGATTACCATCTTGTATCTGTTTGAATAATTGACTTTCAGCAAAATCTTTTGCTACATCAGATAATTCATTTACTTTTTTTCTAAACCTTGAATCGTTTTTATAATATCTATAAAATGTAGTTCTATCAATACCAACTTGTTTACAAGCTGTTGTAACTACACCTAAAGATTTTTCTAAGGCTTCTAATAATGCTTTTTTAGTATGTTGTATTTTGTTGCTTTTCATTTAATTAAATTCATTAATTCCATTCTAGCTTCATATCCCGTTTTAAACACTCCAGTCATTTTACTTGTAGTTGTAAAGGTATCGTGTTTTTTAACTCCACGCATTTCCATACACATATGTTGAGCAGATAATATAACAGCAACGCCTTTTGGTTTTAATTGTTTTTCTAAAAATTCAGCTACTTGTTGTGTTATACGTTCTTGATTTTGTAAACGTCTAGAATATGTTTCTAATGTTCTTGCTAGTTTACTTAATCCAACTATTTTTTTATTTGGTATATATGCTATATGTCCTTTACCAAAAAAGGGAGCTATATGATGTTCACATAAAGAATAAAACGGAATGTTTTTTTGAATAATCATCTCGTCATATCCCTCTCCTTCAAAAGTTGTACATTTCCATTCTGGTGGATTTAAAAATTCTTGAAAGAATTTTATAAATCTTTTAGGAGTATCTTTTAAACCTTCTCTGTTTGGGTCTTCACCAAAATACTGTAATATTCTTACAACGTTATCTTCTATGTCGTTTTGTGTTTTTTCCCATGGAAAGATTAACCAATCATTTGTTTCGATTTTTCTTAAATCATATAATGCTATAAATGGTTTGTTATGCTTTTTAAATTTAGCTTCTGTTCTTCCACTGTCTATTATATCATCAACAATAACATCGCAATCCTCTACTGAATTAACAGCATTGCCTAAAATTCCCGCAACAACTTGACCTCCTCTTGGTACTCCCCAAAATTTTTTATTAGGAAATTTTTCTTTTATATTAGAACAAATTTCAAATATTTGTTCCCATTGAATTTTTACGTAACTCATATTTTTCTTAATTGTTTTTTAATAATAAAAAAAACAATAGTTATTATAAAAACTATATTAATATTTAAATGCGGTTCACCACACATTCCTGTTATATGATTTATTATATCCATTATACTCCTGTTTTTTGATTCCAAATTTCTATATGAAGTCTAGTAGTAAATTTTAAATTATTTACTTTACATAACTCCGCTACATTTTCTTTAGTTTTTTCTAATAATTTTTGATTTTCTCCTGCAGGCATTAACCATATTTTTTCTCTATCAACTAATTGTGCATAATCATTTTTTACTTCTTCAAAATCATTATAATCATTTATTACAAATTTAAATATAGAATCTTTTGCTTCATTAATAGTTCTTATTGCTTTTGGAACATAAGTTAAAGATTTATCATTACCGCTATTTTTAGTTTTTGGAGAGCAGTTAAATAAATTAATATATTGTAATGTGTCTTCGTTTGGAATAATTGTACCATTTGTTTCTATTTCTACATATACATTTTCATTTATATTAGATTTTATATATTTAATAAATTCAACTAAATTTTTTTGTTGCATTAATGGTTCACCTCCTGTCATAATTAAATGTGCTCCGTTTTTAATTGCCTTTATTTGTTCTTCATTTAAAACTTGTGATATAAATTTTGATTGACTTTTCATCCATACCTCTACCGTATCACATCTCCATTGAGCTTCGTTATGTAATTCTTTATCGTTTTGTGTTCCCATACCTCCACACATTAAATTACATCCGCCTAATCTAACAAACACAGAAGGGTAACCCATAGTTTTTCCTTCTCCTTGAATAGAGTAAAACACCTCACTAACTGCTAACTTTTTTTCCTTGTTCATATATTACAGTACTTGACTTTGTTTCTTGAAATTGTAATTTTACAATATTTAATTTTGTTTCATTTTTAATTCTATTAAATAAGTGTGCTGACATATTTTCTGCAGAAGTAGGAAAAGGTAATTTTCTATAAGGCTCGTTGCATTTATCAAACACCTCACACATTTCATCTTTGTCCCATAATATAAAGTAATGGTCATAATATTTTATTATAGGCTCAACTAATTTATCTATATCAGAAAATAAAAATGTTACTCCGCTTTTTTCATCTATAAAATCAAATTCAAAATCACATATTACATCATAAGTATGTCCATGTAATCTACTACATTTTTCTCCTGCTTCTTTATTTCTATGTCCTGCGTAAAAATAATATTTCTTTTGTATAATCATATCCAACCTTTTTCTTTAGCTTCATAATAACCATTAACTCTTAATTCTGTTGCATGATTATTATTAATTCCATAACCCCACTCATTAAAAACATTTGAACCATTATAATCTGTCATAGTATCGTTAATTATAACATTTAAAATATTTAATTCTTTTGCCATCTTCCAAGTCTCAGCTTTAGATAAATACATTAAAGGAGTATGTATTCTAAAATCAACATCCATCCCTAGCGTTAATGTTAATTGAATACTGTCAATAAATTTTCTTCTACAATCTGGATAATCTTGAAAATCCATTTGACAAGTGCCTGTGATTAAATCCGATACACCTAGCCCTTTTGCGTAAATTCCTGCAATAGTAATAAACAAACTATTCCTTCCTTCTGTTAATCTTAAATTAGTTTTATTGTTGGTTTTTAATAAATCAGCTATATTAAATATCTTATAAGATATATTTTCTTTATCGCAAATTTTTTGCGCTGATTCTATTTCTATTTTATGTTTCTGTCCATAATCAAATCCAACTGCATAAATTTTGTCAAATTTTTGTTTTGCCCAATATAAGCAAGTAGTAGAATCTTGTCCTCCACTAAATAATATAACTACATCTTTCATGTTTTAAAAATTTTTTTCAGCAAAGTTAGAAAATTTTACCCACTCTATGAAATTATGTATATGTAACGCATACCAATCTTTAACTCTTTTGTTTTTTTTAAAATTATATCGATTTAATTTTTGATTGTTAAATTGATATATATTTCCATACCTTCCACCTAACCAACTTGTACTATCAACGCTATCAAAATTTAATTTACTTAACCATTTTATCGAGGTAAAACCTAATCCATGTATTTTTGCGTTATTATTATGAGCATGATTAATAAACCATTTTAAGGACCATGGGTTGCTTCTTATTTTTTTTCCAATTTTAGTTGTAGTAGTTGTTCCTAAGGCAACATAATTATAATCTTCGCAGCTTTTTATCCAATAATCAGAACCTCTATTTTGATGCCAACAAACAATAGGTGCTATTCCAATAGCGTCCTCAATTTTTTTTCTATAATATTCGACTTTTTTTAATCCAACGACACAATCAATATCTAATTCAAAGAATAATTTTTGTTTTGTTTTTTTTATAAAAGAAATATATTTATCACAATAGATATCCCAATCAAAATTCTTATATTTTCCTGTTTTGTCGTTTATTGCTGTAAATGCACCACTATCTAATATATGTTTTTTTTGCATTACATAATCCTCGTATCTTCCCGTTTTATGTTCCCAAAAAGATGATAGTAAATAAACGTCTTTTGTGGATTTATCAAAATGATTTTGTATTGTTCTGAATCCCGCTAAATATATTTTCATTTAAATAACAAATCATAAATTATTTTTTCTTTGCTTCCTTTTATTGAATTTAATTTATCTATAATTTTATTATACTCAATTTCATTATATTCAAGAATAATTTTATTTTTTTTATCAATTTCTTCTTCTTTATCTTCAAAAAAATTATCTAAATTAATATCTTTATCAAACAAAAAATCAAGTCCCCATTCGTTTATCTTATTATTATCCCATTCGTTAGCTAATATATCCCAGTCCCATGCTCCAAAACTAACGTTATCTTTTATTATAAATTCTTGTTTTTTTTCTTCGCTCCAACCTTCCGCCATATCTATCCATACTGATTTAACTCCTGCTTTTTCTAGAGCTTTTAGCCTCATATTACCACCTAACACTACATAATCTTCATCGACCACTAATGGTCTTTTTTCTAACATTTCTGGAAAATCTTTAATTGATTTTACTAACTTATTAAATTTTTCTTCGTTAATTAATCTTGGATTTTCTTCGTTAGGTTTTATTTTATTTATATCAATTTTTTTCTTCATACATTGAATACCTATTTACAATATTAGTATAATTTATTTTATTACCATCAATATTTTCTTTAAAATAATAATACAAACACCATAAATCATCAATCATTTTTTCAACTTCTTCATGATTTCTTATATGTGTATCGCTTACTCTAAACAATTCAGATAAAGCATAAATCATTTTATAACATTCTAAATCGTCTTTAGAATCGTAAAAGTTTTTATTTGCTTTTACCTTATTATCTTTAATAAATTTTTTTATTTCTACTATTATTTTTTCTTTTCCTTTAGGTTTCACATCCTAAAAGTATTACAAATTCTTCTCTTGTAATAATTTTATTTTGATATTTATATGTTTTTTTTTCTTTTATATCAGAAAAAAAAAGGCAATAGTTAGGAATTATTGTTCTTTTATTCGATAAATCAAAACCTATACTTTTGTTTTTTTTTGATTTATATAAGCTCCATAATGATATTGAAGTTCTACATGGATTATCTGTAGTACCACGTATTACTTCATCTTCAAATGAGATTTTATTTTTTTTGAAATTTATTATATTATTGTAGCAAGTGAATTTATAACTAATCTTTAACTTGTTTTTTTTCACTTTCTTCTTTGACTTCTTTTGCTTCTTCAACATTTTCCACGTCTGGCGGTTTAACTCCAAATTGTTCTAATGCTTTTAAAACCAAAGATGATTCGCTTAAAGAAAACAAACCTGCTTTATTTCCTTTTTCGCAAACTTGTACAATAATTTGTAATGCTTGTTCTTGTTTCATAATTTAATTAATTATATCTTCCTGTTATAATATCATATTCAATAATACAGCTACCTAATATTCCATTTAATCTTTGAGACTTCATTTTTACCGTTTCAAATTCAACAAATCTAATATGTTTTTCTTTATTTTCTAACATTCTTGATAAAATTTCTCCACTCTTAACTTTTTCTTCTAAATCTTCTTCACTTAATCTATGCATAACTACCATGCCATCAGTCTTGTTAAAATGCATTGTACCACCTGCTAAACTGTATGCTGTTGCTTTTGGTATTTTTCCTTTTATAGCATATGGAGTTTTTGGGTGTTCACAGTAAATCATTATACTGTCAGTAGATTTCGCAAATTGTTTTAAAATTGTTAAAGTCAATTTTAAATATTGATATAAGTTTTGTTCGCCTGCGTTTGATTCTACAACCCAATTCAAAGGGTCAATAATAAAATTACTATATCCTTTTTTTGATAATTTTTTAAAATTTTTTACTAATGATTTTATTGAAGGCATTTCATCTTGATTTTCTAAAAACACAAAATGATTATCTACAAAATTTAAAGCTATATCCATTTCTTCTTTAGTACAAATATTAGAAAAATTAGGATTTACATTTTTTCCTAGATAAGCTCTACATAAATTTAAAACCAATTCGGCTGTATTGGTTTCTGGAGAATACATTACAATTTTATCTTTATAATGTTTTGCTCTAAGCACCATTAAATAATTTATTATTTCAGATTTGCCGCTTTGAGGATAACCACTAAAGCAATATAAAAACCCTTTTCTCCATTTAAAATTTTCATCTAATTTATTTATATATGAAGTTTCTCCTAAGGGATAACCATCTTGATAATAATTATATAAATTATCTTTTATATTTTTTACATAAACCTCTTTACATTTATTTTTACTTTTATCTTCATTTAATATGTCTTCAAAATCTTTAATTTTTATTCCCATTTTTTTTAAGTTTTGTTATTATAGAATCTACCTCATTTATTAATTTTATAGAACTTTCAATTGATGTTTTTTTCTTTTTAGATTGAGCTTTTGCTAATTGAAGTATCTCGTTTTCATACATATATAAATGCGATAGCTTATTTGTGTTTAATAAAATTACGTATTTACAAAGAGTTTTAATAGTTTCTATAGATTTTTTATAAAAATCTTCATCAATTTTTCTAGCAAATTCAGCTCGTTTTTTAGAATGAAAATGAAATTTTTGAGTTATTTCACAGCCTATAAATTCATCTATATATTCTTGTAAAATACTTTTGATATAATTTTTTTTCAATTTAAATAAGTGCAGTTATAGTTAAACTAAACCATGCAAAAAATACCCATAGTATCATAAATAATATTCCTTCTATTAATTGTTTTTTCATTATTTTAAATTTATTAATTGTCTAACATCATAACTTGAACCATCATCCATTAAAACTTTGTTACCATGGATTAAAACAACCGTTATTTTAGTTGTTATTTCTTTTCCAAAAGTTTCTATTGTTTTTTGAAACTTGTCGCCTTTTTGTATTTTTCTAATTTTTATCATTTTATTATTTGTTTTAATTATAATATAAAGATACATAAAAATATTTATAATACAAAATATTTTATATTTATTTATAATTATTTTTATTAAAAAAAAGGGCAGATACGTGTACCCACCCCTTTATAAACAAAAAAATGAAAAAAACTATCTTAAGGAAACGGACAATAATTATCTTCTATATGATATAACAACTTATGAATGTTATGTTGTTTAGCTTTTATTTCCATATAATCTTTAACTGTCTTTCCTATTAAAGGTCTTCCATTATCATCATAATTTCCTTCACCATATATATCATCTATTATGCAATTAGCTAAAATAATATTTTTATCAGTATTTTCTATATTATGGCTACAATAAATTGCATAAGCTTTTCTTTTTGATTTAGTCCATTCTAAATTATTTCCGTAATTTCTATCCCAGTTATCAACAATTCTTTTTAGCAAAATTTTTTGTCCTTTATTAAATTCAGTTCCTTCTAGTTTAATTTCAAATAAAAATAAATATAAATCATCGAACTCTAATACTGCATCTATATCAGTTGGATGTATATTACCATACTCTAAACCTATATAATCTATTATCTGTTTAGCTCTTTTTGGATATTTTATCATGCTCATCTTTTTCCAATCTCTTTAAACTTTTATCTTCTGTTTCTATAAAGCTATGTAAAATATTTATTTGTTCCTTATAAATATTAATTATTTTTCTTCTATGTTCTAAATCATGCATATTTTTAGAACATGAATCTAAAAAATGATTTATAATTAACTTACTAATTTCCATTTTTTTAAATTATTTTTTTCTTCTGTTAATCTTAAATTATGTTCATTAATAAATTTAATTCTTTTTTCCACAAAATAATCTATGTTATCTGTAATCTCATTTAAAGGTATTCTTATTTCAAAGTCTTTTTTTTTATTTCCAAAACCATCTATAAAACAAGCATAATTACCTTGCACATATAAAGTATGAATTTGTTTTAAAGTTTTACTTTTCATTATTTTATTACTTTAGATTTATTTTTACACATAGAGCAAACTCCGTTTTTTCTATTTACAACTCTATAACATTTTTTTCTATTACAAAGATTTAATTTTAAATATTTTTTAATAAAAAAATTTAACAAGCTTTTTAACATAAACATTTAATTTGTTTTTCTATAGCTTCATCTCTTGCTATTTCTACATTTTTATGTAGAATATAAGTAACATCAGCAGGAATTTTTAACATTAATTCTTCTCCATTTTCTGTTACATATCCAATCATAAATGTTCTATCTATATCTATTTTATCATTATCATCTGGCTGTAAATAATTATCTCCTGTTAAACCTTTTTGATATTCATAATCTGTTTTAAATAAAAAAACATCATATTTAAATTCTACTGTATTCATTTTATTTTTTTTTTAAGTTATAAATTGAACTGTACGCATTTCCAAAATCTTGAAATAAAACATCTAAATTGTTTTTTTTAGATTTTGTTTTTTTCATCTGCTTATAAGCATCTGAATATTTTATAATTTTACTAATATGTTTCATATAATTCTTTTAATTTATTTTCTGCTTCACTATAAGAATCTAAAAAATATTCTTCACCATTATCCATATTTGTTACAATATACTCTACACTTTGACCAAACGCAGAGGCTATACTAATACCATTTTCAAGTGCTATATAAACATAACCACTGTTTTGGTTAAAACCAACTTCCATTATTTCTTCACGGTTAGTTGACCAATTATCTAATTTTGCATTTTTATAATATGCTTTCCAAACTTTTGCCAGTCCCTTAGCTTCTAAGTATGCTGGATTATCTAAGTTGTATATTTCCATTTTATTTATTATTATAAACTATTCTAAACCGCTTTCTAAAGTTTCTAACCATCCTTCTTGGCTAGTATCTAAATCTTCAAATATAAAAGTTGTCCAAAAATCTCCTTCTTGTATATCCTTTAAATGATTTACTATCCAAACCTCATCCCATGAGTTTTGGAATTGAGTTTCAAATTGATTTTCAATTCTAAATTTTGTTATATTTTTTGTTTCTATTGTTTTCATTTTATTATTTGTTTTAATTAATTATAATATAAAGATATATATATTTTTTTATATATACAAAAAAAATTATACTTTTTTATAATTTTTTTTTAATAAGGTTTTATGATTTTATTTTCGACTAACATCTCTAGAATCTCAAGCCAGTCGTTTTTTTCCATTATAACGTATTCAGAATCATTTAATCTTTTATGATAAATGATTTTATATAATGGCATATTAGGTCGCATCTGTTTTAATATTTTATGATAGCTTGGATTGTTTGCAGTTGCTTTACATTGTATTGCAAAAGGTTCAGTTCTTACTAAATCTATTTTAGCATCATCTATTTTTTTACTGGCATATCTTGAAGTTTCACAATACTTCCATCCCATTTTTCTAAATTCCAATCGCACTTTCCTTTCGTAATCGTGTCCCTTTCGCCTTGATGTTATTCCCGACATATAGTAAAGTTAATATTCCTAATAAGAAAACAGCTATTATTTTAATTATTTTTTTTTTCATTATCTCTTTCTAAAAATAGAGCATATCCTAAATAACAATAATTAATTACATCACAAAATCTTGATTCTATTGTTTCAGATTTTTTTAAAGAAGCATTACAGGTATGTGTAAATATGCTTTGTAGTTGTTTATCAAAAAAAACACTCCAAACTTTTAACGGAGATATGTTTAGTTTTTCTGCTGTGTTTTTAAAATTTTGTAAAACATCTAAACTTTCATTGGTATATTCTGGTCTTTTACCTTCCATTATCTCATGAGACAAATGAGACAAATTAGTTTTAATTTTATCAAACTCTTTTTGTGTCATATAACTTTTTTTAAAATATCATATTTTAAAGGGTCTAATTCTTTTATCTTAGCTAACAAAATTAACTGTTCTTGTTTGGCTTTTTCCTTTTCTTCTGTTGTAGAATCTATGCCTAAATTAGATTCGATACTTGCCATTTTTTGCATATAAGTATCAATTCTTTGTCTTATATTTTTATTACTTTCATATGTACCGTAGTATATTCTAGTTTCGTGTTTACTTAATTCTTCAGCTGTCATAATATTAAACTTTTATCATCATTATAATTATCCCAAATAAAACCACCTACTTTACCTGTATCTAAATAATTTTTCCATTTTTGTAAAGCATCTCTCCATGCTTTTTTACCATATTCAATCATAGTTTCACCCATAGAATAAATTTCTATTTGATATGGAAACTTATTCTCGACAGCAATAAAACGAAAATTTGCAGGGTCATAACCTAGAGCTTCACTGTAGAAACAGGCTTGTAAATGATAACTAAAATTATATATTGCATTTCTAAATGCTTTAGGCGAAGCATCTTGACAGGTTTTTATATCTATAATATGTTTGTTAAACTTTATACCGTCTGGACGAACTCTCACTGGAACCCCGTCTATTGTACCGTAATAACTATATTCTTTTTCATCTAAATTGTCTATTATATCCATAGCAGTATTATGTTTTCTATAATTATCAATTACATTTTTTAGAGCTATATTTTCTTTATGTGATATAATAATTTTGTTTTTATTTTTTTTAATAAAGTCTTGTTTGATTTGTTTGTCTTTTTTATATCTTAAATCTAACTGTGGTAAGGTTTTTATTAAATCAACTTCATCATCTAATAAAACACTATGTACTGCTGTTCCAAAATTCATAGCTTTGGACGTGTAAGGTTCTTGGTTTAAATAATGATAAACGGATTGTTTATAAATTATTTTTAATCCACTAGCAGATATGCTATTATGTGAATGATATTCTTCGTTGCTGTCTTTAATTTTTTTCATAAAAAAAGGGCGTAAAAACCAAACACTACATAAAGTTATTACACCCAATTAATTATACTCCAAACAAACTATAAATATTAAAAAGGTAAATCCGAAGATTCCTTTTTAGTTTCGTTATTAACTTTACTTTCGTTATCAACTTTCTTTATATATACATCGCTTAAATGTAATGATAAAAAGTATTTACCATTTTTGTCTTGTTTTTTCCATCCTGCTATTTCCTTTTCAGTACCATCTTGTAATACTATATTTCCTTTATAATCTGGTTGTGTTTCTTTTTCTTTGTAATTATTTACAAATAAAGAACCATAACCGTTTTTGTTTTTAAATTTATTCATGTTATTTTATTTTAAAAGTTTATTATTATTCTCACCAATCTTCTCTCCAGTAAAACACCAGAATCCAAAATTATAAGCTGTGTCTAATATTTCGCTTTCTGAAATATTTTGCTTACCATTTAATTTATGAAAATCTATTGCAGCTTTTAAAGAAGATTGTCTTATTATTTGTTTTTGTGTATCATTTATCATAAGTCGATAATTAATGATTTTAGAAATCCACATTTAACCATACTTTTTAATTCAGAAAGTTTAAATGATTCTGGATTTTTAAATTTATTCTGCAAAGTCATTGGAGTAACATTTATCTTTTTTGCTAATCTTTGTTTTGTTAATTCCAATTCCTTTAATCTATATTCTAATTGTAATCTTTGTAGTAACATATAAAATTATTTAGAACATAAAGTTAATAATTTTTTTTATAATAACAAAAAAAATATAATTATTTATAAAAAATTATCTAAACAAATAAAGAGGTATATAATATACTGAAAAATATATTTATTAAATTATTTAATTATTATTTTTTTCTCAATGAAAAAATAATAATTAAAATAATTAATTTAATAATTTATTTTCAATTAAAAAAATATATTAGTCAGTTTCTGGTTTATGTTGATAAAAATTTCTATTATATACTATATCACTAGTGCTATTAACTGGAGTTTCATTTGAAATATTTTTTGGAGTATGAGTATTTAATGAATACCTATTTTTAGTAACTTCAAAAGTTAATCTGTCAATTGCTAATTCATTATTCAAACCACTTATAGATGTAAAATTCATTTTAGGTTTAGTAAGCATATCTATTGGAGTTAAACTATTTACTCTATTACCACTTGGATTAATTGCAGTTGTATTTACTTTTCTAAAAGTACCCTCAAATAAATCATTGCTTTCTGCTAAATCATTTAACCTTAAAACATTCATCATTGTTTCTAATTGCATAACCGAAGATATAATTGTATTGTCAAAATAAGTATAATGAGTTATAGCTGTACCAGAAGAATTTACCAAAGCATTTGAATAAATAATATCTTGTAATTGACCAAAACGATTATCAAAAGTTTTAATAACACCGCTATTTTCTACATATGGAGCTTTTGTTATATTAACTTTTGTAGAAAAATATTCTGACGCTGTTTCTGGTAAAATAATTACATTATCAAAATACATTCTAAAATTAGAACTAGAGTAAGCATCCTCTTCACTTCTATAATATATTATTTCTAAAGCTCCAGAAACTGGAGGCTGAGACATTGTTACTGTATTTTCAATCCATTCTTGTGCTACAGAACCTATAATTGTATTACGACCGTTAGTGGCATTTGTTGTCCATTCTTGTCCGCTATTATTCCAATAATAACTTCCTACTTTAAACTGATACCTTATAGAATAATTTAAAGCAGTTGAAGCCGAATAGCTTGGGTCATAAGCATAATGAGAAAATTTAAAAATAATATTACCTCCAATATTATCAATTGAACCAGTTGTGTTTTTTAAAATTTCTGTATTAAATGCAGTACCTTCATTTCCGATTGTAATCATTGAATAAACTCCTGCCGCAGGTGGAATACCATAAACTACCACAGGCCACCCAGAAGTATCAGCAGCAGTAGAATTAACTGCGTATTCTGTTGAACTAGTTGAGCCGCCACTTACAGTCCAATTATTTATATTTTTTCCCCAACTTGGAGTGCTTCCAGAAGCAGCAGCTACCGATTCAAAAGTACCGTTAGTTATTTCATTATGTAACATATCTTTTATTCTAATATTTGTTCTTTGCGTTACACAAGGTCTTTTTAATATTTTTAATAAATCATTATTCATTGGTTGAATAGTATCATTTGATTGGCTGCTATTTATATTTTTAGTTGGAGAAGTTAAACTTGTTGTTCCTGTAGAAGATGAAACATTATCATAATCATAGTTATTAAAAACTTTTCCAGTTCCAGAATAAGAACTTAAAGCCATAGCATCATTTGATATTATCACCCATTTTCCTCCACTTTGAAACATTCTACAATTAAACATTTGTAAAATCGATTCTAATATTGTTTTACAATCTACAGCAATATCATTTTCATCATTCATTGCTTCTTTGCTTCTTATATAAGTTTGTAAAAAAGGGTCGCCATCACTTGCAGATGTATTTGGTTTTATTCTACATAAAGTTTGATAATCTAACTGTAGTGCAGCATTAGAATCTCCTCCTGCATTTTGCTCGTTTATATTTTTCATACATTCTTTAATTACTTCCATACAATTAGGTCTTTCCGTAGTTCCTGCATAAGAGTATCCATCTAATGTTCCAATCAAATCACTAGCATAAAAATTAATTAAATATGGAAAAGGTTTTAACGGTAAAGTATATTGGTCTTGTATAATAAAACCAACCCAATAAGAACTGTAAATCATATATTCTTCACCACTTGTAAAAATATTGCTAGATAAGGTTAAAGTATTAGCATCATCTATACTGTTTACTGAAGCATATGTAGTGTCTGTTAAATTAAAAACAATATCACCAACTTTTACTAATGAAGTAAATGTTGCTGAACTATCTACTAATTTATTTGTTGTGGTTGATGTTGCTGTACCACCTGTATGAGCATATAATAATTCTATTTTATATTCTCTGTCATCTATAGGAGCTACGAAATCAAAATTTGTTTCTTCCCATGCAAAATTAGCCGCTTCCCAATTACTGTCCTCGTTTTCCCAAAATGTACCACCAGAATCAGCAGTAACATACATAGATATTTCACAGGAACTTCCAATTATAGGGTCGAAAAAATTATCATTTTTTTGTTCCCATGTTACTTTAGCTGCGTTTGGTCCTAGTGTTAAAGTATTGTTTTCTACATCACCTGTAAAATCTTTTTTATATATTCTTAATTTCCATTTGTGTTCATCAACATCAAAAAAATCATCTTGAAATCTAAGTCCGTAAGCCATATCATTAACCGGTTATTCTTGATTTAAAATTTTGTGCTCTATCCATAGCTAAAACTAAATCTGTTCCTCTAAGTACAAATTCACCTTTTTGTTGTCCCATAACACTTCCTAGTCTATCCAAAGGTATAATTGCTTCCGGTCCTGCTTCTCCAACAAGACCTAGTGTTGGTCCTGTTACAATACCACCATCAGCAAAAGCAGTAACACCCCTTGAAGAACCTCCACTTCCTCCACTATCTGCTCCACTTGCTTTTTTTGCCATTTTACTTCTAATCATTGAACCGACTGCTACTAATGCTGCTCCTGCTGCTATAAGTAAAAATGGATTAGCTTTTTTCAAAGTTTGAATAAAAGTAAATTGAGCTACACCGAATTTAATAAACATTTTACCGATATCAACCATAAATCCTCCCATCATTTCTAAAAAAGCACCCATAACATTTGAGCCAGTACCAATAGCAACAGCAATTCCCCCAATCATATTTCCTATACCTTGTTGAATTGCTACATTTAATTCATTAACAAGATTTCCTAACTTTTCTTTATTTAAATCAAATCCATTAAAAAATTTTGAAAACGCACTTTCTGTTTTTTCAGTTCCTTTTTCTATACTATCTGCTATAACTTCAGTAGGTCCTTTTATTTCTCCTTCTCCTTCACCTTCGCCTTCATCTGTATCTCCACCACTCATTCCAATTCCCATAGCAGATGTTATTTTTGTTGCTACACCTTTTACAAAATCTAATGAATTATCAACAGCATTTCCTAAGCCTTTTTTTATTCCTTCTTCTGTAACGTGTTGTAAAGTTCCAGTTAAAGTGTTTTTTAAACCGTCTTTAAAATTTTCTGCTACATCTTGTCCAAATTCTTTTGTGTCATCTTTAACCGTTGTGAAGGCTTGTTTAACTAAGTCTGGAATTTCTGAAAACCTACGTTGAAAAACTAATTTAATAATTAATCCTAAATTTTTAAAAATTGATATTGCGTTTGTTAATTGTAATTTTAAAAATCCAAAAACAGATTTTGCAATAAATTTTATTCCTTCAAAACCTAATCTTACAGTAAGTGTAGTATTATATAAAGTAATAAATGAATTAATTACACTTGTAACAAAACTTATTATAGAATTAAAATTTTTAAACACAATTACACCTAAAGCTGTAATACCTGCTATTATTAAACCAATAGGAGACATTAAAAGTCCAAAAGCTGTTATCAATGGTCCTGCCGCTGCAGCAACTGCAGCTAAACCAATAACTAAAGTTTTTGTCGTTCCGTCTAACGACATAAAACCTTTAACTAAATCTCCTACAAATTTTGCGGCTTTTACTAAAGGCGGTAATAACATACTTCCAATTTCAGTTCCAACTACTGCTAATTGATTTAAAGATTGTTTAAATTGAAATGCAGAACTTTTAGCTGTATCTTCAAAAACTTGATTTGCTAAACCAGTAGAGTTTGAAATTTCATTTGCTACTTTAACATAATCTTCGCCTTGTGCTCCTGCAGTACCTAACACAGCAGATAAAGCCCTTACATTAGGAATTAATTCTCCTATTACATCTTGATTATCTCCTACTTTTGATACTAAATCTACTAATGTTGCTGCTAATCCTTTTTCTTTTATTGACTCTCTAAGACCATCCATGCTCATATTTAATGTAGCTAGAGCATCTCTAGTCTGGTCGGTAGGTTTAACTAATCCATTCATTATTCCAGATAAACCCGTAACAGCTTCTGCACTATTTACTCCTAGTCTAGTAAATGTTGCTATTGAAGCACCAACTTCATCAAATCCAATTCCTAACTGTGCTGCAATACCTGTAACTCTACCTAACACAGGAGCTAATTCAGACGCTTCTAAATTACCTGCTCTTACGGTAGCTGTTAAAATATCTGTTGCCTGTGAAGCTGTCATACCAGATTTTGCGTATGATTGCATAATACCAGTTAATGCCTGTGCAACTGTTTTAGTTTCTCCTAAACCACTTGCACTTCCTTTGGCTGCCATCTCTAAAACCTGCATAGCTTCTTTTCCTCTTAACCCTGCGGAAGTAACTGTAAATAATGCGTCGGCTAATTCGTTTGGAGCTTGTGCGGTAGCACCTGCAATCTTCATTACCTCGCTTCTCATTCCTTGAATCTCTGATTTACTAACTCCTACTAAAGTGTTAATTTTTGTTAAAGATTCGTCAAATGTAAGTGCCATCCGACTTGCTGCTGTTGCAATACCTGCAAGAGGAAGTGTAACTCCTAAAGTTAAATTTCTTCCTAAAGTTTTAAATTTAGATGAGATATTATTTAATCCTTTAGTAACTCCTTTGGCGTCTATTCTTACTGGTATAACGAAACTTGGCATAATGATTTTTTAAACAAATATAATAATTATTTAAGTTTCTTAAATTTGTTCTGTTCTCTTAGTTTATCAATATCAGCTTTCATTTTCTCAAACTCTTCTTTAGTTGATTTTGGAGGTATATATTTTTTAATTTTATCTTGTGGTAGAACAAATAAATCTTTAGGTTTTTTTGCTTGACCTTTTTTAGTAATATTCATATTATATACCATACAAGCAAGGTATCTTGTTTGCTCCCATGATAAGTTATTTTTTATATGAAAATTTTCTGCTAATAAATAATTTTCTTGGAAAGTATATTTCCAGAATTTATCTGGCTTAATTCCAATCTGACCTATATAATAATCTTTAAGAGTATCCCAATCTATTTGTTCTTTGGATTTTTTTTTTGAGTTCTATCTATTCCTGCATTTAATTTATTACCTAAAATTTTAGATTCTGTCATTACTTGCATCATATTGGTAATATCATTTTCGGTTAAATCTTCTAACCAATTTCCTACATCATATACATTGTAAGAAATTTCATTTTTGTTTTCTTTATCATAAGCTAACATTCCACAATATACTATTCCTCTAATACCAGAAATAGCCATTTTGTTATTAAATGCTTCACCAATTTCTTGAATTGAAATGTTAAGATGGTCAGTTAATTCTGCCCAGAAATTCATTGAGAAATGAAGGGTACGTTTTTTACCCCCCAATTCTAATGAATAATATCCTCGTTCTTTATTCATATTTCAAATCTAATAAAAGATTTAGAAATATACAAAGATTAATATTATCTAGTGCTAGTAGTTATTGAACCAGTTATAACCAAAGTCCCAGAATAAGTAACTGGATTTTCAGCTTCTCCACTATATTCAATACTTGATACGTAGCATTTTGCTGTATAATATTTATCTCCAGACGTAGCAGTTCCCCATGATACATGTAATGAACTTCTGCCATTAGAAGGTCCAATCATATAATCTATAAAATTGTCGATATTCCAACTGTCGTCGTAAGCCACTAGCCCATCGAACGACACCTCCGCTGAACGTGCACCGGCGATAACTTCTTGATATCCACCGCTGTCTTTTGAACTCGCTTCGGGCGTGTCCATGCTGAAACTGAAGCTCGCACTTGTCGAATGTCCAATTGTAGTATAACTAGAACCACCATCAGTTGATAATTGTAATAGCATTTTAGTACCATTAAATACACCTGTTGTTGCCATAATAATAAAAATTTAAATTGTTAAATAATAATCAAATATAAATAAGAAAAAGTAAAATTTTTTTTACTCTTTGACTGTAAGAAGAACAGATTTAGGAGTTATTTTGTCCTGTATTTGATTTGATAATGATTCTTTATAGCTTAGTATTTTATCCTCCCCCATAACATTTGTTACCCATTCTGTTACTTTAGCATTATCTAAATCAGTAAATGAAATAAAATCTGTTATATCATCGGTTTCTAAAACTTGTGTACCATAAATTGTTGCTGAATAAGGGTTGTCATCTTTATCCAATTTTGAACTTGTTGCATTTATTCTCCAATGAACATTATATACTACATCTGTATTATCGTCTTTTGTTGGATAACAATCAACTGTTCTGCAATCCCATGAATAACTTATTGTGTCTTTTGCCATAGTTTATAATTTTAAATTAATACAAATATAATAATTATCTTGATGAATAATTTGATGGTCTTATTTCAAACAAACTATCAATCAAATGTTTATCTTGTTGCCACCTTTCATCTATAATTGAATCTAAATTTAATGTGTCTTTTTCTATTTCTTTATTAGTTTGTGATAAACTACAAGAGCAAAGAAATAAAAGTAATAATAGTTTTTTCATTTTATTTATTTTCTAATTCTTTTACTCTAGCTTCTAATTCTTGTATAGCTTTAAATGCTACTGCTACTAATTTACCATACGAAACCCCTAATGGTTTATCCTCAACATCTGTTACAACTTCTGGTATTATTTCTTTAATTTCTTGTGCTACAAAACCTATTTGAACTTCATCATCAGATTTCATTTTATAACTTCTTGGTTTTGTTTTTAAAACATCATCTAATCCATATTTTATCTCAACAATATCTTTTTTAATAGATATATCTGACGCATCTGTCCAAGCACCTGCTGCTGAAAGATATGCTTGATTTGTGCTACTTTCAAAATAAAGCCCTGTGCTATGATGGTATAATCTCCTATATTCATTTGTACCAGAACCATAACCAATAGCAATTCCTTGATTATTATTAGATGCTACTGTTAAGAGACCAGAACCTAAAGCTGTTGAAGTTCCTATTTTAATTTCTCCATTGTGTCCCATTGTCATAGCTGTACCTAGACCTGTAACAAAAACTAAATTTGCTGTACTACCAGTTCCAGTATTTTTAATAACAGACCAATTATCGTCACTGCCTACCGTATCATTTTTTATTGCTAAACCTGTATTTGATAAATTTAATACAGAACCACCAGCTGAAGGGGCTGGTGTATAAGTTTCTGTTGCACCTATTCCCACTATCTGGTCATCATCAATAGTCAAAGCAACCAACGCAGTATTACCATTTCTTTTTGTTTTAAATTCCATTTTACCACCAGAACCTGCATCAGTATATACATTTATAATACCTAAAACATCTGCACTACTTAATTTCTTAAAATTTAATGTTGGCGTATCATCGTGTGCTATTGTTATATCTCCAGTTTCAAGATTTCCACTAGAATCTATTACTAATCTATCGTTAGTACCTAAAATACTATTATCTGATATTTTAAACTTATCACTATCTGATGCATCAATACCCATACAAAAAGTGTTGCCACCATTTGTAATAAAACTTAAACTAGCGTCCCTTGTTGTTGATGAGGTTTCTATTTTAAGTGTTGGAAAATCAGAATCTATTGAACTTAAAAGATGCAAGGCATTCACATCACTTGGATTTGTTGTTCCTATTCCAACATTTTTATTATGGTCTGTCGTTATTGTTGGTGTTCCATCATTTGTTACGCCTATAAATATTTTTCCTGCTGTATGCTCTCTATTTAATAAATAAAAATCATCTTCGTAAGCTAAAATATCAATGCCATCATTAAGAGTAGAACCAGTTGTATTATTAGTTAGGTGTATAGTTGAAGAACCAGATGCCTCGTGAATATGTAATACTTTTTCATAATGTGATGTTGGTGAAGTTGTTCCTATTCCTACGTTTCCACTTGAATCTATGGTAGCCTTAGCACTTCCAGAAGTTGCAATTGCCATAGAATCGTTGTTATGGTCATACGCAATATAACCTCTATATTGAGCATCACCAGAAGTTCCATCAGCCCAAGCTATATATTGTTTGAATGTAGTTCCTGTTGAAGCAAAAGTTAAACCACCCTCATCATTCGCACTTATTACAACATCAGTTGCATAATAATCACTTGGTGATGTTAGTCCAACACCTAAATCAAATGAACTTGTAAGAACCATTCCTGCTGTATCTGTTCCATTTACACTAGGTCTGAATATTATACTTCCATCTCTTGTACCTGCTGTTGATGACCAAGTACCTTCAGCTTCAACACCAATAGAACCTGCACTATAAGAATTATCATCACTAGCATCTAATTTAAAATCAATTAAATTTTTAGTTCCATCTACAGCATTTGTTCTATTTGCAATTAACAATGCTGAAGTAGAACTTGATTCTAAATTTAAAAGTGTTGATGGTGTAGTTGTACCGATACCCACCTGTTGAGAATCATCAATTGCAAGTGCTGTGATATAACTTGAACCACTATCTGCAACTGTTTGAAATTCTAATTTTCCACCATTAGTTCCTGCACTATCAACATTACCTAAAATCTTTGCAATATTTTTTGTTACAGCACTATCATTAAAAACTATATTAGGTGCTGTTCCAGTTAATTGTACATCTTCAGTTATTTCAACTAATGATGAAGTTATTGTTATTGAATCTGTATCACTTGAAGTACCTAGTCTTAAACCACTTCCACTACCAATAATGTGACCATACCCTGCACCGATGGGTATTAATTTTATTGAAGCATTTTCTCCACTTGAACCATTTGCATATATATATACCTGCTCATCTTGACCAGAAACACCAAGTAAAGTCAAAGCAATATTACCTGCGTGAGAGCCACTACCAGTAGGGTCAATTAATAATGTACTACTACTTTCACTTACAATAGAATCTCCTACTACAGTTGTTGAAGTAAACTTAGGTATTTTGCCAGTTGTACCTGTTGATTCCCAATTTATTGTTACATCACCAGATGTACCTCCTCCAGTTAAACCATCACCTGCAACTACACTTGTAATATCACCTAAATCATTATCTATCCAATTTGTACCAGAACTTGTAGAACTAAGAATTTGTCCTGCTGAACCTGCGTCTCCGCTAGAATCTTTAAATGTTCCGCTAACACTTAAATTACCAGTAAGTGTTAATTCTGTAGTTGATAAACTTAAATAAGTTGTTCCGCCTATAGTTTGTTTTATTGTATTTGAAGAATAATAAAACCCTGTATCTGAATCGCTTGAAAATGTTAAAGAAGGTACTGTAGTTGTACCATCAGCTAAACCTAATTGTGTAGTAGATAATTTTATACTAGCATCTGTTCCACCTCCATCTTCAATTAATCTTAACGATGAATTAAGTATTGCATTGTCGCTTGTTTTTAGTAAACCTAAATATGATGATGATATGGTATTTCCAGTTAGTGCTCCCATTTAATAAATTTTTATTACAAATATACTATTTTTTCAGTTTCATAAAATACTTAGTGTGATGTTCTCTATGACAGTTTGAACAAAGGATAATACAATGATTAAGAATTTCTTTTGTTAATTTATCTACTTTACCATTTTCTATAAAAGAACTTTGTGTTAAATTTCTTAATTCTCTTGCTATTGCATAAGTTTTTTTTCCTGTATGATGAAAATCTAAAGCACTAAAATTTCTATCATAACCACATCTTGTACATTTTATATCAATAAAATTAGCTAAATGATAAATAAATTTTTGTTTGAATTTTCTATGTTGTTTCTCTCTTTTAAATCCTCTACACTTTTTGCATGTTAATTCGCATTTTCCATTTTTTCTTTTATAGAAAAAATTTACTGATAATATTTTTTTACAATCTTTACAAAATCTATCTTCCTTGACCTCTATATCTTTTGCAGCCATTTTTTGTGCCTGTATAGTATTTGCCATTTTTATTTGACGTATGTCTATTTTTACTATGAATACCTTTATTTTTTTTTTTTGGTTTTGGAATATGAGCTATTCCATAAAAGCTTTTCCTCTTAGGCATTACTGTTTAATTGATTGATGTTTTTCAATTGAACGTCCTACAAAATAAGCTGAATAAACAACCATGAGTAAAGTTTGATAAATAGGTTTGTATGCCTCATTTACACTAAATGTTCCAATGTTGCCATCAAAAAAAGATATAATAACAAAAACAAAAGTTAAAAAAATTAAAGTAAGTGGTCTAATATTTTTACTAAGCCATGAGTCAGATTTCATATCATTCTCCCAACGACTTGAAACTTGATTTTGAGCTGACTGTTCGGCTTTAATTAATATAGTTTTTATTTGTTTTTGTGCTTCAGCTTTTTCTTCTTTAGTCATAACAAATTTGTCGACAACATTTGCCACTTGGTCTAAAGCACCACCAAATATTTTACTTAGTATTTTCATTATTATTTTTTATAAATATATATAAAATCAAAGCACTATACACTCCTGCAAATGCCACCATAAATACAACCATTGATACATCCATTACAATTCATCTATTAAACCTTTACGTTGTTCGTTACCTAATAATTTATTTTCTATTTCTAATATAAGTTCTAATTTTCTCATACCTTCCCAATCTTTTAAACTTTCACTTATATCCATTAAAGCGTTAATTTTTTGAATAGTACAATTTGTTTTAAATTGTTGTTTTACTTCACTTTCAGATAATTTTATATCACTTAATAGTTTCATTTTTTATATACTTTTTTTTCTAAGTCTTTTATCTTATCTTTCATATCATCTATTTCCATTTGTATGTAATCCATTTTTTGATTTACTATATTAAAATCGTCATTTTGTATTTCATACACAGGGAGTTTTTTAGCCACTTCAATTTCCTGTTTTAGGTTAGTATAAGATAATGTAACTGAACCAATCATAGTACATAACAAGATTATGGTTTTTAAATCAAAAACCAAATCTGGTTTACCATCTGAATCAAAATCTAAACCAACCTGTTTTTCTGTTATTTCTTTTGTTGTGTTTTTCTTTTTTCTATTCATAGTTATTAAATTAATTTATCTTCAAAATTAATAATTTTAATAATTAAATTTTTTTGCTTTTTAATAATGCTTAAAATTTTTGGATAAATTCTTTTATAACAATTTGTTGAACTTCCTATAAATCCATCTTTTGTTACATTTTGTTCACTGCTATCTCCTACAAGAATACATCCATCTGTATTATCATCTGTGTTTCCACAATGTATTAGTATCCAATTAAAATTAGGCACATTAGTAATATGTAACATACCTTCATGAATTTCGCTAAATCTTTTTTTATATTTTTCATTATATCCTCCTTCTTTTCTTAGCTCTACATAATATTGTTTAGCTGGTATTCTTGTCTTACCATATATTTTATTTTTACGAAATTCATCCTCTAAAGTATAACATAAAAATTCTTTCTTTAAAGTTTTTGGGTCAACCAAAAACATAACGCCTAAAGTGCTTTCTTTTTGTGAGCTATATCTATATAATTCTAATCTCATACTTGTTCTAATTTAACAGACATTTCCAAAACACCTCTATAATATGTGTGGTCTGGTAAATCTTCTGTTAAGTAAGTTATGCCATTATTAGTTTGTCCATAGACATTAAAATTATCTGATGATAAATTTAACAATCCAGTCTTTAGAATTATTAATTGAGCTATTGAATTTATAATTTTATTAGCTTGTAATTGACCTCCAGAAGATGAACTAAATCTTGTAACAACCTCTAATCTAGTTTCAACATCTGTAATATAATTTGTTTTATTATCTTCAATTTGACCTGTAGAAACTGAATAGATAATAATATATGGGTATGTTGCATTATCTGGAACAACATTATAAACAGGGACATTAGAACTATCATAACTTATATTACCGTTTAAAACATCAAACAATCCTTTTCTAACTATGTAAGCAGGGTCTTTCATTTTAAATAATTTTTAATTTTTTTATTTAATTCTTTCATTAAAAATTTCTCTGCTTTATGATAAGCAGGAACCATAAAAGGTTTTGGTGCAGTACCTACTCTTAATATTTTCATCATAATTGGAAAAACCAATCTTTCTGCTTCTTCATTAGATTTTTTTAATTTCTTTTTAATCCATAATTTTATAGCTTCTTCAAAAGATACTTTACTTTTGAATTTAGATTTTCCTTTATATTTTTTTGCAATTTCATCCCAACCTTGAGGTACATCAACTTTTCCTCTTGTACCAAACTCAACATAAGGAGCATAGAAAGCCATGTTTTTAGCTGCTAAACCTCCTATTAATTTATTAATTTCTTCATCATAAGAAACTAAACCCTTACCAACATTCATTCCTTTAGCATTTATTTTTGCTTGACTAACAAAATATTGATTGAATTGTTTTAAACTTAATCTAAAAAATTTATGCAATTCACTGTTAGTGTTTTGTAATTCAGCTTTTAATTTGCCTTCATTTAATTTAAGCTCTTTTGCGTCAATTTTTATCATGCTGTTCTGTTACCTTTAATTTTATACCAATATATATTTTCTTCTAATATACTATTTATTCTGTATTCATTATTGTCGGTTTCTGGATAAAGTAAATCTCCTTTTTGAATATTTGTTGTAGCTGTGTTTTTTCTTACTAATATTTCAATGCCTTTATTTAAAACTCTTTTACTATTTTCCATTTCAATCTCTCCATCTGTAAACGTTAATTTACACCATATAGTAGCCACAGACGAACTAGAACTAGTCCAGCCACCGTAACCATCAGCAGAATTAGTTAATCGTTTAATCGTTATCCTATCGCGTAATTCTCCTGCATTCATTTTATATATCACTTACATACTTAAAAGGGTCAAGTATTTTTTTAACATTTGTTGGTATTTGTGAAATGTTTCCTGCAACATAATCACTTCTATTATCATAATATGTAGAAGCTAATTGCAAGATTGCTAGTTTTAAAGCATCATCAGATTTGCCAGAAGTAGTATAAACAATTTTTATATCTTCGTTTGGCAGTCCTGTTAATATAATATATTTATCTTCAAAACCGTAAGAATCATAATTTGCGGTACTTAATGTTCCATCGCTGTTCTGTGTTTGTACACTTGTTATTGCATTAATAGGTGCATAAGGCAAAACTATTTTATATCTATCAGCATATAAACCATTATAATCCCCTCCTTTCAAAGGTATATTGCTTCTAAAATATGTTCTAGTTTTTGCTACTATATCTCTATTAATATAATCTTCACATGCACTTCTTGCTGCTTTTTGCAAAATAGAAACTATGCTATCATCTGCACTAGTTTCTATCCTTGCATAAGATTTTATTTCAGAAGTTCCAACAATTTCACTTCCAGTAGTAGAATCAATTTGTACGCTTACCATTATTTTTTGTCTTTAGAGGTCTTCAATTCTTTTGTTTCCTTCTTGCCTTTTTCCTCTTTTTTAACTCCAACTCCCCATCCTTTTTCTTCCCACACAGAAACATTAGCTTTAGGTATATCAATTATATCTCCCTCTTTATAAACAACTCCATCTCTTTCCATTTCTTGATTTAATTTTACTTTCATGATTTTAAAATTTAAGTTATTCAACAAAGATAAAAAAAAAGAGCAACTAATTTGTTGCTCTTTAAACAAACCGTAGAACATAGATTGAATAAGGAAAACCGTGTTCTAATATTAAAAATACTTATATTTTTTTTTAAAACAAAATTTTTTATACTTTTTATAAAAAAATAAACATAAAAAAAGGGTGCTTTTACACACCCTTTATTTATTATAATAAGATTACTTATTATGAGGTTTCTAGTGCTGTTTTAGCAGTAGCAAATGAACCTCTAGAATATGCATTCGGTAAATATATAGAATGTGCAATTCTAATAATTCCTCGAACCGAAACAAGATACTTATCAAAGTTGTCATTGTTCTCATATCCCATATCTACACGTAATCCTTCTCTTTGCCACACCTGTGAACCTTGAGAAAAATCTCCAACAATAAAATTACCTGCTGATAATTTATTGTTTTGGTAAACCGGAACACCGTTTATCCTAAAGAATCCGTCAGCAGAAACTAAAGAGTTGCCTCTTAGATACTCATTAGTAGTATCTTTTAGTAATGCGATTTTATGGAAATCAGTTGGATTAAGAACGATTCCATTAGCAGCAAAATTAGCAACAGCAAGCTGATTCATAGCGACATATAGAACGTCAAGTTCTTGTGCTGATTCAATTGCGTTTGCAAAACCTCCTGCAGCAAAAACAGTTCCTCCATTTAATAAACCTTTAAGGTTTGGAGAACTTCCAGAGCCACCAATTAATTGGTCATCGACGACCGTATTAATTTTCGCAGGGATTCTAGTCGATAAGTAGCTAGAAAGCGCTGGCGTGTCATCAAGCATTTCTTGCGAAATAGTCATAACAGCAGCAATCTTCTGTACTACCGCATCTTCTGCAGTTAATTCGAATTCAGAATCTGTTGGTGCTGAACCTTCTGCTGTAGCAGCAGCATTATCAGTATAAGCAGATTCTTTAACAAATCTAACTACGTTAGAATCAGTTGAACCAACTGGGATAATTCCCATCATGTTGGTAATATTTGCAGGGTCCCTTTTGATACCATCTACTCTCATAACTCCAGTTGCATCTCTTTCAGAAGTTGCTCCAGAAAAATCAGAAGAAATCAAAACATCAGCTTTTAATTCGAAACCTGCATTGTTTCTTGTTCCTGCTTGCATAGCTTTAAAAGATTCACTTTTGCTTATCGCATCAGTAAACGCTTCTTTTTTGCTAGTATAAGTTTTATTGAAATTGCTTTTTTTATTTTCAACTTCAATAGAATCTAATCGTTTATTAAGAGCTTCATTGCCCTCGTTAAACTTTTCGACAAGGTTCTTTACCTCGCCTTTTATCACTTCGTCCACTTCTTTTTTAGCATTATCTACTGACGCTTTACTTGCTTTTTCAATTTTTTCGTCAATAACATTTGCTAAATTATCCAAGTGTTCTTGTGTATTATTATCAATATTTGCCATAATAAAACAAAATTTATGACTTGTTTCCAAGTCGGTTATACAAAAATTCAAACACTTCTTTTGTTGTAAGATTTTTCTTCGGCAAAGTGACTTCTTCAGTCGGCTTTGTGAAATCAATATTAGCTTTCAAACATTGAAGTTCATATTCCAATAGATAGCCCATTTCATCAGAAATGTTTCCACTTTTAATTAATTTGATTAATCTATTGTATCTTTTTTCAATGTCATCTTTTCTTTCTTGTTCGCTTTTCACTTCATTGATTATTGCTTCATCATTTGCTGCTAAGGTAACTGCAGAAATTTCATAAAGTTTAACTTCTTTTAAATATCTTATATCTTTTTTTTCATCATATTCTTTTGTAATAGGTAAAATTCCAACAGAATTTTCCTCTATTACTCCGAACTTCATTAGTTCTAAAACATCTTTTCCTAGTTGTGTTTTTGGAATTTCAGCTGTAAATGCTAAACCTTTTTCATCTTCGAAGAGCTCTTTCATAACACCTAGTGGTTTAGTTATATCATGTTGGTAAATATATTTTACTCTTTTACCGTTTTCTTCTAATGTTTTTTTATATGCTCCTTTCTCTATAATATCATTATCACTATCTTTATTACCAAAAATTGAACCATACCCTTTTACAATCCCAGATTTTTCATCTATATCGCTTAGAGGTGCCTGCTTATATATAATCATAACTAATCTAATTTACTTTCAAAAATAATATAAATTTTTATAAATTTTTTTTATATATCAAAAACAGCAGGATTTGGAATAAAAGCTACATAACAAGAACAATTAATTACTTCGCTGCTTGGTCCTTCTCCTGGTATTCTCATACTTACTCCTGTTTCTGGATTAATAAAATTTTCTGTCATTGGTATAGGGTCTTGTGATGATAATATTTCATGACCTATTCTGTGATTCATACTAAACCCTTGAATCCAATCTTTTAATAATTGTTCTGGTTTAAAAGCTGAAAGTGCTGCTTTTTCTGCTCCTAAATTAGCTGCTAAAGTTGTTTCTGTTACTACAATTCTTCTTGCTTCCCATAAAGCTCTACCATCTAATTTTGTTTGTAAAATCTTTGCTTTTCCTTCCATGCTTTCTTTTAAGAAATCTGGGTCTTGCATTACACTTTGGAAAATTGTTATTACATTTTTAATAGCTGTCTTTTGTACTGATGTTATTTTTTGATTTATTCTTGCAGAATATTTAACATAATTATTTATAAAATTTTGCATTGTTTGTTCTGTGCCAAATAATTTTTTAATAAATTTTTTGTAATTATCTAAGTACCAGTTATAAAATAATAAAGAAGTTTTTGTATATATATCCATAAACATTTTTTCTGTATTACTATTTTGAAAAAATAAAACATAGTTACTTCCATCTAAATCATTTGATTTAAGAAATTCTTTGATAGAATTTCTAAATCCTTTTTTATAATACTCATAGGTTAATTTATTATTTTGCGTTGCAGCTTTTTTAAATAGTTTTCTATAACCTAAACTATATGCTCTTCTAAATTTTTTTCTATCTAATTTAAATTGTTTCTGTGAAGGTCTATCTGAATAAAGATTATTGCAAACAGCATAACGTTGATTTATAGTATCAAAATCTTCTATAATTTGATTGTCTTCCATACATCTAGAAATAAAATTATTTCTTGATTCATTAATTCTTGGATTTGGTAAAGGCATTATTTTTTTTGTTTATTTACCTTTTTTTTTACCGTTGGTTTTTTGGTTACTTGTTTTTTTTTAATAGTTGTTTTTTGTTTTTTATTTTCATCATCATAATATTTAGAAGTAGCTTCTTCATATTCTTCATGTGTTTCAAAAGGCATATAAACATCTTCTCCATCAAAATTATGAACATGACTTCCAGAACCTCCTAACTCTCTTGCTCTTTCTTCTGCTTCTTGTCTTGTGGTATATACATCTGTCATACCTGGTACTGGTTTTTTTACAGTATATCCTAATTCAAAAAAGTTTTTTTCATTTGCGTCAAAACTTAAATCATCAACAGGAATTAAATTACTTGGTAAAAAATAATTATCTAACATAGTATTTTCAGATACTCCGTATCCCATAGCTTGTCTCTTTTCATTCATTGTAAGCCAATAAGATTTACTTAATTGGTCAACTAATTTTTCTTGTTCTTGTTGTAGTTCTGGTATAGAATTAAAATCAAAATCTAAATAATATTTTTCCCCATAAGCAGGAACTAACCACCTATTTAATTCATCTCTTACTTTTATTAATTCTGGAATAACCGCATTAACATAAAATGCTTTCTTAGCTTCTTTCATATTATTATATGTTGAGCTTTCTGTGTTGTTTAATAATTGTACAGGAATTTGATATATGTTACACAAATCTTTTATCGTTGCGTTATAGCTTTCTATTAATTGTAAATCTGCTACACTCAATCCAAAATTTGTCCAAGATAATTTTTTAGGAGTAATTATTATATCTCCTGCGTTATATGAGCCTTGATAATTTCTTCTAAACGCATCCTTTAATTGTTGTGCTTGTGTAGGTGTTAAACTTTCATCGTCGCTTGTTAATATTCCTCTAGCTGTTTGGTTTTGTAAAAATTTCAAAGACGTTTCAACTGATTCATTATTGGTTGTCATACTTCTTAATCCAGCAAGTAAAGGAGATTGTCCATATAAATGACTACCGTTTGATTCATAATCTGGGTTAAAATCTGCTATATGTAACACATCGTTAGCTTCTATTTGAAATGCTGTTGTGTGATAAGACATAACATATTTTTGTACTGGCTCGAAAATTCCGTTGCTTTTTATTTCTACTAAATGCGAAGGCAAAACATAAAGCTCATTAAATGTTTTAACCTCTCTAGTTTCTGGTCCTATTCCATATACATATCTATTGCCAGTTAGCTTACCAAAAGCTATTAGTTCAGTCATCCATGTCGCATAACTTTGTGCTGGATTTGGTCTTTCTAATAATTTTTCTAATTCAGTTCCCTCCGTTAAAGTCAAAGCATCTTTTTTAATCATTTGAGCTTTTAATAAACTATCATTATCTAATATGCCTGTAGTTAAACTTTTATATTTATTTAAAGCAACTGGGTTTGCTTTTTCATAAATATTAAAAGGGATTGCAACAGCACATTTAGTTATTAAATTTATTATTGAATATATGGTAGGGTTTTTTTGATATCCTTTTCTTATATAATTATCATCATTTTCATTATTTGAAATAATTTGGTTTCCCATTGTACTATAAATAAACTTATTATAGTTAGGATTTGTGTTTTGATTAAATCCTTTTAAAGCATTTTGTATTCTTTGATAAAATGTAGGCATATTTTTTTATTTGTAAAATTAAACAAATATAATTAATCTTTTAATATACAAAGAAATCTGCTCTATTACTGTACCTTGTATATATTCCGTAACGCAATGCGTCCATCAAATGATTAAATTTATCTCTTGGTTTATTTGTTTTAGTTCCATCTTTTAATTCTTCCCATATATAAAATTGATATTCTTTTTTTAAATTCTTAGATAGATTACAGCAAAATATTTCATATTCTTTAATTAATGAAATTCCTGCTGCTACACTTCCTTGACCTTTTATACTTGGTTTAGCTAATATTCCTGCACTTCTTAGTTCTGCAATACTTTTAGGTTCAGCAGAATCGCAGTATATTATAGTTTCATCATGTTTATTTTCTTTTA